GCAGTAACCATTTGGCCAACGGGCCGACGCGCGGCTTCAGTTCCAACTGCTTGTAATCCTTGAGCAACATTCGGCGCTTGCGATAACGCACGTCCGGCGGCTACAGATCCACCAGTACCTGTTAACGCGCCTGAACTTGATTGAAGAACTCGTTCAACAAATGTTTCGGCACGTGGGCCTGGAATCATGCTGGATATGACTTGCGATGGCAAACGAACATTGCTGTCTGTAAGTTTGTTGTATCCCTGCACTAATACGTCAGAAGCTGGAACAGCTAAACCGCCCGCCAAACCACCTACTGCCGCGCCTACTGGGCCGCCCAACATAAAACCAGCGGTTGCGCCAGCGGTAGTGGGGGCTAACGCTTCAGTAGCGCCACGAACGGCGACTCCTACCTTACGCATAGCCTCTTCACCAAACGACAGATCAGGCGCAAGATGCTGCAAAATTTCGTTGGGCTTGTACCCCGCATCTAACGCTTGTGTGACGCGAGGGTCTTTATCTCTTAAATACCCGATAAGTTGATCATCGGTATACCCAGCGCGCCGTGCTGTATTGATCTGATCGCGGAATTGGTCGGCCATACATACCCCCGTTTATTTATTTTTAAAAATTTCGGATAGTGGAGGGCGATTATCTTTAGTTGGCGCGGTTTGATCACCTGTTGGAATAGCGTATTTTTTAAGCACAGGAGTGTCAAACAAAGATTTGCTGCCAGGGCCACTATTCCAAGCGTCATCCGCACCATCAAACGTCTTATGCGTTTTACGCCAATCAGCGTAAAAATTACGTTGATCAATATCGCGTTGAAGTTGTGCTTTGGCTACGTTAAGAACAAAGCGGTTAGCGTCTTTGGTGTTACCCAGTTGAGCGCCAGTAGCCGAAATACGTTGCGCGTCAGATTCTGTTTGCGGGCCTTTTTGTTCCAATTGACGTTGCAACACCGCAGCATTGGCGTTAGCCAAAAATGTTTGAGCATTTGTGGCGTATTTTTCTGCGTCTTTAACCCCAAGCGCGGCCAACACTTTAGCACCGGCAGTTTTGGTTTCTGTAGCAAACCCAGTATCAAAACCTTTGTCTAAGATAGCAAGATTGCTTTCAATTGCAGGCATTGATTTTTGAGCAATATTTGACGCAGCTTGTATGCCTTCATAGCCTTTAACTAAAAGTTTGCCGTAATCAGATGCTTCAGCTTTTTCTTGGCCATAAGACACGCTTATTGGCGGCGCATGTGTAGTTTGTTTTGTAATCCATGCTTGTTTGGCTTGTATTTGTTGAGCAGGCGTCAAGTTAGAATTTACCAACATTCTTTCAAGCTCAGATGGCGTAGTAGTTTTTGGTATGGTTGCAATCACTTGACCAGCACCATTTACCAAATTGTTGTCAATGACATGGACTTTATTTGCGTCTTCCAATTGCTTGGTAATCATTGCGGCTTCATTTTGCGCGGCGGGCACATTAGGATAGAGTGTTTTCAAATCCAAAAGTCGCTTTTGTAATCCGGCGATGTTTATCCCCGCAGGTGCAGCAAGCTGATTGACTTGCGCGGGGGGTGCGGCGGTAGCAGGTGCCAATTGATTAGTTATCGGCGTAGCAGGCGGTAACGGTTCACCTCTAGCGGGGAGATTTCTTGTTTCTACAAAAGGTGCTTGCGCTTTTACGCCCGCTTCCAAAACATCTTGTCGACGCATGCTGCTATCAGACGTTCCATTAGATGCAGGTAAATTAGCGGCAGAGGGCATGGCTGCGTCAGACGGGGGCTGTCTTTCCGCCATATATGCTTTGCGTTCATTCGCCGCTTGCAACATTTGTTGAGCCGTTAAAATCAAGTGCGGGTCTCTTTGCGACAACGCAAAGTCATGAAAGCTGGCTGCCAATTCATCTGGCGATCCAGTCTTACCGTTTGCCATACTTATTTGAACAAACTTATCTAAACCAGCTTGCCGATTTTTATAGTCAGCCAGTTCTAATTGAGCTTTTTGCTGTTGCAAACCACCCATAGCCAACTGCTGTTGCGCCAACTGATTGCGTTGCGTTTCTTGTTGGCCAGCCAATATGTTGCCCGCAATATTGACGGGCTGAAGCATTCCAAAATCAAGTGCCATGATGTGACCCTTTATTGTTGTCCGTAGTAACCGCTGTATTGCTCGGGGCTTATGTTGTAGCCCGCCGCACCGCTACCACCACCACCTCCACCAAACAAACCACCAAAATTAGGGTTAGTCTGACCATATAGTTTGGCAATGTCGCCGTAAGATGATGCTCTGGCTTGTGATCCTGCCAACAATGCGTTACCTTGGTTGACACCCTGTTGCATGTATGCATTGCCTACATTACCCGCCATGTTCTGACCGGCGGTGCCCAACGTGTTGGCCGTAGTTTGGCCATAACCCGTAAGTGACTGCAACGGCCCCAGACGCGCTTGGCGCTCTGCCTGATACCGGTTAAAAGCATTGGTATATTCTTGCGAACCCATGTCTTGGCCGTAGCGTTGCGCGGCCTTTAATGCCCCGCCAGAGATCAAACCACCACGGGCTGCCGCAGATCGGTCAAGCGCCTGCTGACCTTCTGACAACCGAAATGCGTAGCCAGGGTCTTGTTGGAATTGTTGCATCCCAAACGGCGTGTATTTGGAAGCAGCTACCAATTCCGGCAACGCATTTACGCCGACGTCGTAGAACGGCTTTTGCATCTCCAACTGCTTTTGATACTGCTCGCGTTGAAATGCAATAGCGCGATCAGAAGCCGCGCCGGTAGTGTCTGCGGCTTCCCTAGCGGCGTCGCCTTGCATTTTGCCGCCGATTAGGCTGGCCGCTGCGGGGACGATGAATGACCAAGGCATAATTTACTCCTTCAGGCTTAACGCCAATTCTTGCATTTCTTCTACGTTGCTGGGCACAATCAGCACTTCGTCAACTTCGTTTTCATCCGTGCAGTCGGTGGCGTGTACACAGTACCACACTACGTCTGTGAGCGATTTTACGCCGTGATGCTTGCCTGCGGCAATAGTCAAGCAAGCAGGGCCATGAACGACCGATCTGACCCCATCCACAAGCAATTCAACAGACCCGCTGGCCAAGATGGACAGGTGGTCATGCTTGTGGGCATGTTGCACCAAAACGTGCCCCGCTGGTATGCGGGTTTCTTTGGCGTACACGCCCGAGCTAAAGTGGTGATGGATCATCAATTATTCCAAAAGAAGAATGTTGTTAGGTATGTATTGTGTCACCAGCCAGTTCGAGCCGTCAGACACCAAAGTCGTCTGGTCACCTGTGCTGGCCAACAGGATGGACGTTGCCGCCGCACCGCCGGTCAGAGGCACCACGTTTGAAGACGCTGAGACAACCGTCTGAGCTTGGTAGTTCAAAAACCGCAAAACCCGACCTGACCAGCTTGACGCTGCTGGCAAGGTCACCGTGCAGGTCGAGCCAGATTTGTTGTTAATTAACCAAACGTCAGTTGCCGCAACCGTAAAGTCAGCGGTCTTGGTGACCGGCGCAGACGGCGCAAAGTAGTCGGTGTTAGCCACCGCAGCAGATATGGCCGTGCCGTCGCCTTTGAGCAAGCCGGTAATGCTGGTTGTCAAGGTAATGGCTGGTGTGGTTGTGGCCGTCGCCACCGTACCGGCAAAGCCGTTGGCAGATACAACTGATACGCTGGTAACCGTGCCGCTGGTTGCTAGCGCTGCCCAAGTAGGCGCGCCGCCTGTTGTGGCTGTCAGCACTTGGCCGGTAGTGCCCGCAGCGGTAAACGCATACGCTGCCCCATCCCCATACGCTACGCCGTAGGCTGTAGGGGTTGCAGAGCCGTTTGTCCCGCCGTTGGCAATACCCAAGGTGCCTGCGAGGGTGATAGCGCCTGTGGTAGCCGTTGCTGGCGTCAGGCCAGTTGTGCCGCCTGAGAATGACAAGACGCCAGCGTTGGTGATGGTCACATCACCGGTAGCACCAGACACTGAAATGCCTGCGCCAGCGATGTTGGACAGCACACCCGTGTTGGCCAGCGTGATGGTGCCCAGACCATTGGTGACTGAAATGCCAGCGCCAAAACCAAGAGTGTTTAGGGAATACCCTGTGCCATTGCCAATCAGTAATTGACCATTAGTCGGGATGGTGCTTAAGCCGGTGCCACCGCTGCTGACGGGAATGATACCAAGACCACCACCAGTTATGTTGTACAGACTGTAAAACCACCGATACCATTCCCGCGAGACTGCCCCCGTGCGTTCGTCAATAATCGACACCCGTGGGGGCGTGATCTGGGTGGCGTTCGGACTTGTCGCCATAGTCAGGCATTGGTCGGGCTTATGATCAATTCTGCCCCCATGATGGCGATCTTGTTGGGGTCAGTGCCTGAGAGCTCGTACACACGGTCGCGCAACTTGAGCGTCATGCCCAACCGACGCCAAAAAGTTCGTTGGCCATACGCACCAATTTTGCCCAGCGGCGACCAATGTTCGTTTGACCATGTGTGACCGCCGTCATCCGACCAGCGCAGCATGACCGCAGGGTCATAGCCTGGCGCGGCAGAGTACGCGGTAGTGACCAAATTGTACCCAGTGATGTCGGTATCTGACAGCTCATATTGCCCAAGCGGTTCAAAACCATCCCCTGCTTCGGTGGTCAATGTGACACCTGATTGGGTTGCCAAATACGTTTGCACATATTCAGCTACAAGGTCTAATCCTGATTCAGTGTCAATGTTTTCACTGTCGTATGCAGGGTATAGATTTAAGCCAACGCCTGCCTCGCAATCCAATTGCAGACTGTGGTGCGCTGTGCGCTTCAGGTTGTTCTGGCCGGTTGGCAGCGCCCGCCATGAGCGCAACCACTTCTGAACACCGCCATTGTCAGCATAGATGTCCAAGTCAAACGTGTAGATGTTGCCGTTTTCAAAGTCACCAACGATGATGTTGCCGCCAAAATTGCACTGGCAATTGCTGCGGTGCCGCATAAACTCACCGTTGTTCCAGCCAGCCCGTTCATGCCAGGCTTGGGTAGCTACATCGTAGACCCATGTGGCGTTGCCGCTAGGGAATGTCAGCACATAGAAAGCATGGCCTTCTTGTTGGTAGGTGTAGGCAATAGCGTCTGAAATGTTGCCGTACTGGGCGATGGCGTACTCAATAGCATGAGTGGAAATACGAACGCCGGTATAGCCATTTGCCCTGTAGACAATACCTTGGCCACGGGCGTCTGTGCCCAGCCAGAACAAGCCGTTGTCCATCTTGGCTATGGTGTACGCAGACACGCAGCCAATTTCGTTAAACGCGCCTTGAATGCGGGTCAGGGGAAAGTCAGCCGCGCCGGAGTCGTACCAGACTTCGACCGAGTCAGTGCCAAACACCCACAGCTCGCGGTGATCGGAAATCAGACCCACCACGCCGTCGGGTGAACCTTCAGCACTGGCAAAGTCCAATGGGTTGATGGACGTACCATCAAGCAACTGCGACACCCAGATGATCTGGCTGTTGGGCTGGTTGAACACAAAGTACCCATCAAGGTACGCAACCGTCACAGCACCGGCAAAGTCGAAGTCGGTGATTTGGGCGAACACGCCGGTGGTTTCGTTGTAGATATAACCGTCAGGATTGCAAGCAAAGAAGATCTGAGTGCCGTTATCAGCGATGCTCACAGGGCCGGTGCCAGACACGGTGCCAAGCAACTGCGGCGTGGTCGTCAAACCGGTCAATTTGTAGACTTGCTGGCCGGACACGACATAGAAGTCGCTACCATTTGTTTGATGCGCCCACAATGCGCGGATCGGGCCGGTGCCTACGGTTTGCAAGAAGTTAAGCCCTGGGGCGCGGTTAAGAAACCCAGCTTCTTTGCCGCCTTCTGGAATGACTTCGGGAAACAGATTGACCATGCGGTTGTCCGCAGCGTTGATACTGCGGGCAACATATGCTGACCCAAGAATTGGTGTTTTCATGCTAGACGTAACTTGGATACCATTTAGTTGTTGTAGCGTCGTAAGTCATTGTCAATGTTCTGCTAACCACCGCTGTGCCAGCTACAGCAATATTGCCTGCTGTTGTCCAAGTAAATGCGCCAGTTGGAATCAATGTAATTGCGCCGCCGCCAGCCGAAATTGGGCTTGGTGCCGTAATGGTCACAATTGCCGTTGTTCCTGAAACAAAAGCAATTGGCGTTGTTGGAGCAATTGTTGTTGCGCTTGCAATTGTTGGCGCTGCTGCACTTACTGCGTTAAAGCTGCTCAATACAAGACTTGTACCCGTAGCTGCACCAATGACCGGCGTCACTAGCGTCGGCGTTGTTGCAAATACAGCAGAGCCTGTACCTGTTTCGTCAGTCAAAGCAGTTCGTAAATTGGCGCTGCTTGGGGTCGCCAAAAATGTGGCTACACCTGTGCCCAAACCACTTACGCCAGTTGCAACAGGTAAGCCTGTACAGTTGGTCAATGTGCCGCTTGTAGGTGTCCCAAGTATAGGCGTTACCATTGTCATACTGGTACTGGTGCAAGCGCTGATATTGCCGCTGGCAACTGTCCCCAACGCGGGTGCAACCAATGTTGAATTGGTAAACAGCAAAGCATTGGTGACTTGTTTAGTTGTGCCCGATTGCACAATTGGCAAAACGTCGGTTGTAGCGGCAGCAGTGGCTACGGGGAGAGCTGTGATTGCAATGGTGGCCATGTTAGTAGTTTCCTGCGTAAATGTTAAAGCGTTGACGAGTGGCGACAATGGCGTAAGGCATAGACATTACGTCATCAGGGTTGTTGATGCGCTTCAGATTGCGTTTGCTGGTCATGGCGATGCGCTGCACTTGGGGGCTTGGCTCAACGCCAAACTCGGGGGCAAATTCCATTGCCAAGTTGTAGACAAACGCCCGCAAATAACCTGGCGGGAATAGGATGTCAGTCGCCAAGTTAGCAGGCTGGGTCAGTTCTTCCACCGAAATAAAGTGCCATTCCAAGTCCCGTGTGGGCTTGGGATAGATGTACATATCAACATCAGGATAGGTCATGTTGATAAACAGCACTTGCGGGTAGGTAGACGTCACCGTCTTAACAGCAATACCATCGTACTGCTGTTGGTTAATCATTTTTATGCCAAAGCTGACGTTGGTGCTTGGGTCGCGGTAGTAGGTCGCGTCGTCCAACAATATTGGCCGGTTGCCTACAAAGTCACCTGTTGGGCCAAGTGTGCGGTTGATAAATCCAGCAGGCCAAGTAAACACTTGATCTTGAGTGCTAAAAACAGATAGACGCTCAGTGTTCCATGAGTCGATCATCTGGTTGAGCGCCATCAAGGCGTCTTGAGATACAGACGCAGAAGGTGTTTCACCTTCGGCCAACACACCAAGCAATCGTAATGCACGGTTTATCTGATCACCTGCCGTGTAAATGGCCATGTTTAAGCTCCTTGTTCGACCACCTCTGTGGGTCGGCTACGACGACGTTTGACTTCCAGTGGAGCCGCCTCAACAGGCGTGTCTAAAGTATATCGCACCCAGCCATTCTTTTCATCTTCTACGGCTTCAAGCTCCATAGTCGCAACTTTGGCACCGTGAACTTCGTGGGACATGTAAATAACAGCCATAGTTTAAGAACGGGGGCTTTTGACCCCCGTTTGGTTAAGCGCCGTGGATGATAGCGTAGTTGATGATGACAGCTTCAGAGTATGAAGTTGCGCTCAAGTTACGCAAAGAAATTAAACAAGTGCCCGCAGCCATATACGAAATGTAAGTGGTGTAAGCGCCCGCAGCACTACCAGTAGTATTGCTAGAAACGTTCACAATAACTATGTCGTTGGCTGAAATTAAACTGTTGGTCAGAATAAATGACACCACTGCACCGCCAGCCAATGCTGCGGCGTTCATTGTGATACGGCCAGCAGACTTGTTCAGAGTTACCCCTGTGGCTTTGTCTGTTGCTTGGGTCACAGCGCCTTGTGCTGCTGATGTATATCCAATTTCGGTGGTGGCATAAACGGTTGTGCCAACCACGGTTGTTGGAGTAACAGCACCAATGGCGCCGCCGTCAATGTCTTGGTCACTGTATGCAACGCCAATTGATTTGGTATTACCCATTTTTTAATCCTTTGAAAAATAGGGGCCGAAGCCCCCATTAATTACATCAAAAATGCCGAATAAGCTGCGTCGCCAGTCTTCACAAAACGGTAGGTGTAAGCACCGAAACGTGGGACAGTGACTGAGCCAAAGATCGTAATACCAGTGCCTGTTGTGACCGGAACGGTAGACGATGCGCCAGTGTTGTTGTTGTTGCAAATTGTTAAGCTAAAAGCTGAACCAACTTTTGCGCTTGGGATAGCTGCATCAAGCAACGCTGCTGTGGGCAGAGTCACGGTCAATGTAGCGTCACTTGCTTTTTTGCAAACAACCAAACCAACTGCTACATCAGCCGCAGTCAGAGTAGTGTCTGCGGTCAAAGTAGTAGGGATGGTTTGTACGGTAAGTTGAGCTTCTGTCAGGTTGCCGTCACCAACTTGGTAACCGCCTGCGCCATTAGGTAATGCCATGATATTTTTCCTTCAAAAAAGTTTTTGATTAACCCCAGAGACGGCAAGCCATCTGTGGACGAATTGTGCTGTAACCATACAGAACGTCGATACGGCAAGGCATACGGTCGTTGTTGATGTCGTACTGACGAACAACGCGCAAGCTAATACCGTTATGAACTGCGCGAGCAGCCATATCAACACCTTGGGGCAGCAACAAATCGGCGGTCGCAAAAGTGATCGCATCTTTGTGGTAAACCAAGTTCTGGGGGTACTGAGTGCTGGCTGTACCGACAAACACGACGGCTTTGCTGGTAGCAGGCAAAGTCAACATGGTAGCCAGAGCATGAGCTGCTGAGTACATAGGAGCCACGGTCACGGTGGCAGTGGTGGTGGAAGTTGAAGAAGCCAAAGCAACAAACTGGAACAACGAACCTGTGGATTCACGGGTTTGTGGGTTCACAGCGTAGCACTCAGCAATCGTAAACACGTCACCGACGTTGATGATCTCACCAGAGCCAACAGTCAACGTGAGGGTAGAAGAACCTTCAGTTGTCACAGCAGCGCCAGTGGTGTTGCCAGTAGCAGCGCGGGTGCCGGTGGTGTGTTGCTTGATTGACTGAGACATATTGATCTCATCAAAACCCAACACGCCAGTGCCCATCATGCCGTTCTTGAACTGCTTGCTGATGGTGTCGGTGGGGTTAAACAAACCTTTCATGCCTTCGACCAAACCAGCGTTAGCGGCAGGGTTGACGGTAGCGTAACGTGGTGACATCACGGCAGCGTTTTCGTTCAGCTTCTGTTGGGCTTGCAACAGCACCAAAGAAGTAGAAGGAGTGGTGCCAGGGGTGCCAACGGTGTTACCGATGGTTTTGTACGCATTGGCAACGTCAGCATCAATGCTGGAGGCCAACTGGCTGATACGAGGCTTCAACACACGCTCTGCGAAGTCGTCCAATTGCATGGTCAATTCAGCAGATGTGAAGTTCACGCCGATGTGCTTTTGTGAAGCAACAGACAAAGTGGTGTACTGTTCGTTGTCATCCTGAACTTGCAGGGCGGCACCGTCAGTTACCAAAGCGCGGTCGGGTAAGCGAATACGCAGTGTGGAGCCAATCTTGGCACCTTCTACGGCAAAAGAATCGTCGTACTGACGGTTCACGTTACGGGTGAGCACCAGATTGTTCTCAAGAATCTCGAGAGCTTTGCGGGTGATCATGTCGATCGTTAAGATACTATTAGACATGGAAAAAATCCTTCAAAAATTGTTTAGCGGTTGACTTGAGCCTGCAACTTCTTTATCTGTCTTGCTCGTTCAGCTTCAATCCACTGCGAATCAGTCATGGTCTTGGTAGACCGTGGATCCGTAGTGTCATAAGCTGGGCCTCCGGTGGAGCGAGCAGTGACAGGTGAAATCGGCGCAGGCGCAGACGTGGTTCGTTTCACGGGAGGATCGGTGGCCAACTTGGCCTCAATTCTCCCGATTTCTTTGGCCTGCACGAATGGCGCAAGACGAGAAATACGATCTGCTTCCTTGGGGTTAGCACCGAGGTAGTAAGCTACTTCAGGGCCAATGTCCGAGGCTTGGATCGTCTGAGCCATCACGTTGGTGATCGGCAACTTGGGGTTGTAGGCGACTTGTTCAAAGTCGTCGTACTTTGTCCGAGCTTCCTCTTCCTTTTCGTGGTAGGTCTCAAGAATTGCAGATTGCTGCCTTGCTTCTTCTCGCTGGGCTAACAGTTGTTCAGCTTTCTGGTACGCCAATGCGTCTGCATAGGCTTCAGGGCTTTCAAACTGATCGACCGGCGGGACGTTTGCTGGCGCTCTCAGCGTCTGGGCTTCCGCCTGACGTTGGGTCTGCTCTCTTTCCCACTTACGTTGCTCTCTTGCAAGCCTTTTGCCGATTGCTGCATCAAGTTCTTCTTGGGTAAAAACCCGTGAAGGCTCTTTTGCTTCATCAGCGACTTCCGGCGTTTGAATTGCTTCCTGAGTGGCCGTCACTTCTGGAGCTGGCGCGGAGTCGACTTCCGCTAAGGGTTGTTGGACTTCTTCAGTCATTTTTGAATCTCAATGATTCCCTGGTGAACGCACCAGTACGGTTTTCAGCATTATGCTTGAATTTGGGTTGCTTGGTAAGTGGCGATTACTTCTGGTGTATGCACAGTAGCACAAATAGCCTGAACCTTGGCATCCTCTGCGCTATAGTCATCGCCTGGTCGAATGTAGTTGCCTTTGACTTGGTCTGTCAAAAGCAAGCCATCTTCAGTAATGGTTATGAGGTAGCGCACGGCAACCGTTTGATCTTGCAAAATTTCAATACGGTCGATAACGGTTTGTTTTGCTAACATGATATTGCCTTTCAATGGATTGTTAAAACGTGGCTTATATTGTGTAAAAACCCGATATTGCTATTGAAACTGTCAATACACCAGTTGTTCCTGTGTAAATAGCCCCGCCAGAAAAAGCATTTATTTGAACGCTATAAGCTGCTTGGGTTGATGTGTTTACAGACGAACCTGAAAAACTTGTGCTAGGCGTATAAGGCAGGCCAGTCAAATATGAAGTAGTTGCTGTAGATGAAATGCTTGTGGCTGGTGTAACAACAATGTTGAAATAAACCACATTTCCTATTTTGGTGTACTTTGCCACCACAGTGGGAGTACCCACATTTGTCCATCCGTTAAAAACAGGAGTAAATGTTTGATTTTTTCTGTAGTCATCTAACGTGTATGAGTTGGATGAATTAGTTACGCTAGTTGGAAAAGTTAAATATTGAACAGGAATAATTGTGGCGTTAGCCCTTGGAGAAAATATAGTTGTACTTGTGCCACTGTTTACAAATGTTCCAGAACCACCAGCATTTGATGGGTTGACAATAAAATTGTACAAACCACTGGCTAAATTTATTGAATTGCCAGCCCCAACTTCAAAATGGTTGTTTATAAATGTGCAGTCATTTGCTTCGGCATAAATACCGTTGGTGGTCGTACCTTCAAAATCATTGTAAGAAAAATCACAAGTGATTGCGCCTCCAGCGACATAAATTCCGTTAGTAACGTTATTAAATTTATTTCTAGTAATCCAGTTAGAGTTGCAAGGCAAACTACCTGTCGCAAGCATATATACCCCGTAGCCACAGCTTTCTATTAAATTTTCTGTGATGGTATTAAAGTAAGAATCTGAACCCGTAAGAGTTCCCATGCTTATAGCTGCATTGAACCCAGAAAATCTACAGTTTTTAATTTCTCCATATTCAAAACCGCCAGTTGCGACAATACAAGAAGTTGTGCCTTGTGCCACAGTGTTTACAAATGACAAGCCCTCAATACGCAAAGAGCTTCTAGTGCTATTTGTAAGCATTGTTCCAGAAGTGCTGCCAGCCCAATTTAATATTGTGAATCCAAAACCAGCACCAATCAATACTGATTGCTTTTGATAAACACTTTGCATTGTTAAAGTGCTAGTTACTTTATATGTTCCTGCGGGAATATAAACCATTGAACTAGCAGTCAAAGCTGCTTGAATAGCAGTTGTACTATCTGCGATACCTGTAGGGTCAGCGCCATAATCCAACACGTTAGCTGGTGCGCCAGTAATCATTGAATAACTTGCTTTTGTAAGTGACATTATTTTTCCTTTACCAAGGTAAGCCAGTTGCACTGACAGGATTTTTTTGCAATTCAATTTGATCGGCTAGGCTTGCTTCTACTACGTCTTTGTCTACTCCATTCGCCCAAATCCAATCTAACACTATGTCTTGTGTAAGCTCATCATAGGGGATTATAGGCTCGCCATCAGGCCAACCGCAAACATTGGATTCAGATGACGAATAATTTTCATCTGTTGCCGTTGCAGTCCAATGTGCAACAGTCACAAATTTATTTGCTATTTTGTGTTCAAGCTGTGTGATTGTCCAAGTTACTACCATGATTAACCTTAGAAAAATGCAAGGAAATTGCCGTTTGCTATTGGCGTGTAATTAATGATAATGATGCCAGAACGACCACTGCCGCCTGTTGAGTTTGTTGCAGAACCGCTTCCACCACCACCACCGCCGTAAGAACCGCCCGTACCACCCGCAGTACCGCCCGTTCCGTCACCAGCACCACCGCCACCGCCGCCAGAATAAACTGAAAAAGCTGTATTACCTGCGCCACCAGTAGAACCACTAAAAGTATTAGCACCACCATCACCATGGGGGCCAGCTTCGCCTCGGGAGTGGTAATGCACTTGTTGTTTACGCAATACGTCAAGTGCACGATCTATTTCTGCGTCACCAATCTCAGTGCTGTACTTAGT